GCCATTTTTTGAACGCCTACTAATGCTCTAGAATCAGGCGATGAACAATCACGACCTTCATTAAGACCCGTAACGTCACGGATCATTTGCAAGTAATAGTTATAGGTTTGTATAAGCGTTTGCAGCTTCTGGCCGCCCGCACCAGTTTGTAAGGGCTGTATTGGCACTTTGCCTGGATTCATATCACCCTCGCTCGTAAATGAACGACCAATAACAGAACCTGTTTGGAAGTACATGTTAAGCGCTTCCTGTGGGTTATAGTTGGTACCGTTACCCAAATCAATTTCAGCAAGACCGTCGGCATCCATGTATACCCCATCAGGCATCATTTTGCTTAGTACTTGCTGCATCTTAAGGTGAGTAATTTGAATCATATCTGCAAAACCAGTACAGCGGCTTACAATAGATTCAATCTTACCTTTATACATGCGCGGTGCAACAATGCTGTAGTTCATTTTAACTTTAGCATAATCACTTTTAGGGCGCATCATATTTTTAGCCATCTCCCACTTAAGCAGAATGTCCGTACCTAATATAAGTACACCTTCATACAATACTTCAAGTGAACGAGACATTTTGCCAAACTCAGCCTCAAGTAATTCTACAGGAGGATCAAATTGGTCATCTCTTACTATAATTTTAGAAGCACCGGTTGCGGTTTCCTTAACCTTATATACTTCATTCATGTACGTCTTATAATTAAAGTACAAGACTTGCACTACATTATTGTCACGAACATCATGGTTTACCAAAGACTGGTCGTATCCAGCGCTATGATTATGTGATCCTTGCTTCTGTATTTTTTCTAATTGCGCTTCATCAAGATTAGGAAATTGCTTCTTAAGCTCATTGATAGGCACAAACTTTACTTCACCAACATAATAAATGTCTTCGAAGTACGGCGACTCACTGTAAGAATGTACTAAATATGCAGGGTCTACATATTCTACTGTTACACCTTCCGATTGGTTAAATGTATTTTTAACAGCAGCAATACCTAGTGTAGTAAGATCGTAATAAAGTCTTTTCTTAGTTAGGTCGTAGTGGTTACCGTCAAGAAGAGTATTAATAGCTATTTCTTCAGCAATTTCAATACCTTGCTTGTAGCTTAGCTGCATGTGCAACTCTAGCTCTTCTTTTGAATCAGGTAACTGCTCCGGACTGTTTTCAAATAAATTTACATCAAACGCTTCTTTAGCAAACTCATTTAACTCTTTTGTCTGCAAGTCACGTATAATAGATTCCATATACTTTGTGCGTTTGCTTACACCATATGGATCTTGTGAATATGCTTTTAAATCAAATGAACGATCTGCAATACCGTTAACTACAATATCTACAAACTTAGATAATATAGGTACTGGCTTCCAGTCAAGGTTTAAGTACGACAAGTCACCATTTACAGATAATTCATCTTTATATTTCTGAACACTCTGTTCGCCACGTGCATACAATCTCAGGTTATGAAACGTATTTTGGTTGCTTCTGAAGCGCGTAGTACCCGAATTGCTAGAGAACCATTCGTTTTGAATAGCTCTAGCTACTTGCAATCCATAGTCATCTGACATTTTTTCACCATCACTGGCTATCTGACTTGGGAAAGCGCTATTTGAAACCGACTTAGCCATAAATTATTTTATTATTTCAGAAGTAAATCCGTCTTGACGGAATTTTGAAATCTTTAGATTTAACTTTGTTTTTTCTAATTTGCCCACTGGTCTATACAATTCTTTATTACATGCCATAATTGCTAAGCCCGAGCTTATTGCAGCATCGTACTTAGTACGTTTATTTATATCAAACTTAGACCAGTCATTAAGTGTTTCGTTAAAGTACATGCTTCCGTACTGCCCATCTTCCATTAAACCTACGTACTTATCTACGTACATTTCTATAGCCGCAGCGTGTGCTTGTTTCATGTCTTCACTCGAGTTAGGCACACCACCTATTTCTTTTTCCGTTACTGATAGCTTATTCCAAAGCCTATCCGGACGGTTCATAGAGTATCCCCTGTAACCACGGCGCTTAAAATGATAAAGCAACCTGGGTTTGTTATTCTCTGCTAGTATCGGCATACCATAAAATACACATGCCATCAATACATCTTCAAAGAATATCTCAGCGGTTTGTGGTCTAGCTATATATTCAAGGAAGAATGTACTTGGCGGTGCATCTTCCATAGTGAACTTAGTGAGTCCGTGTAAAGCCCCTTTTGAACCCTTACCATCGGTAGTTCCCGATATGTCGTAGCTATCGCAACCAAATGCGCCGACGTGCTCATTACCCGGGTATTTAACACCATTTTTTGTAATTTGCCTATTCTGAAGACTAGCACCTGGTATCCAAGATACTTTAAATCTTCCTTGCGGCGTTGGCATAAACACAACTTTTGTATCTTTTATACCATTAACCCACTGAAAATTGCCAGTAGTTACAACATTAGTATTACGCAGATCTGCATTATAATCAATCTGTTCGTATATTTTTGCAAGATTAAACAAGCTATTTTTTGTTTCATCCCTAAAAGCGTGCTCTTCTGTGCGTGGAAACTGGCGATAATATTCATTTAAAGCATCTTGATCTTGTTTAAGACCTTCAACTTCATTGTTCCAGTAATCTATAACGCCTTGTTCTATAGTATCACCAAAAGGGTCTAATACTTCTTTTTCAGGCGTATTAAAAACTGGTTGTCCGTACTGATCAATAAATCCTTCGTAGTTCCACTCCATTGGTATAAAGAGTGAATATAATCCTGATTTTGTTTGACCATTAGAGTTTCTTTTAGATACGTCAGAATCTGCATATAGTTTTTTAAAGTTTTCACCACCTTTTTCTAATGAATTCGATGTTGATCCCATTAAACACTTGCCTATAATTCTGGCACCCAAACGAAGCGTGGTTTTTGTAACCCGCCAGTTATTTAATATGTTATCAGGCCTTTCCCATTTACCGCTCTCATCATGCACTAAAAGCTTTAGCTTCTCACCATCATAAGAGTTATCTCCTGTATTCTTCCAGTCAATAGTTGTATCAAGACCCTCAAGCTCTATTTGCTTTTCTTTTGCCTGAATTGATTTACGGGTTAGCTTAGAAGCAGGAACCCTATATGCCAGTTCAGTCTTCGGTCGATCCATACCATCTTGTATAGGTTTGAAGAAAAACGGGTAGTTAACGGATATGGGTACAACCTTATCGGTAAACATTTTCTTTGCATCCGAACCGGTTTTTGATAATATACCGAATCTTGCATCACTTGAAATGGTAGCGAGGTTAACTGTTTCTCCAGAGGCCATAAACGAAAACCCACTCCGTCTGTTTTTAAGATAGCACATCCCATAGCTTCTGTTATCTGCCTTACAGGCTTCCCAAAATATAAAGAAGAGTCTGTTTGCTTCTCTGTAATCGGGGTGTCCAACATCGATCTTACTCCACTGCAAGTACATGTAATGAGTCCCAGTGATGTAAGTAGGAGTCCCCTTGTTATAAAACCAATAACCACTATCACGCCGGTTGAATTCTTCATCAATATAGCCCTCCCAATTGCTTTTAAACTCATCTGGATAGGTTTGCCAATCGAATATGCTTTTAATGTTTTTAAGCTCCTTAGGATAGTCTGAAACAACCCACTTGTTTGCTCCCTTCTTTAACCCTTTAGGTTCCGGCGGCAATGCTATACATAAGTTTTGAATCTCTAGTATTTGCCCTATCTGTCCACTCTTACTAATAACAACTATATCGTGTTCTTTGTTATAGCCGTATTTCCAAGACTTGGATCTATTAAGTCTGCTGATTGTTGTGAGCTTAACGTGCTCGGATTCTTTTACTAGAGTCTGTTCGTACATTATCTAGATCTTTTTTCAGCAAACCCTGAGAATGTTTTCTTTTCTTTTTCTTCTTTTGGTTTGTTTTCAAGTATTCTTTCTTCCTCTTCTATGCGAGTAAGTATTTCAAACGCGTCAAAGATGGCCAGCTTCTTAGTAGCAGCGGCATTTTTTAAGCGGTCAGCAGAAACATCATCTTCCGTATTGGTAATGATTTGCTCTTGTGCGACTTTTATAAGTTCTTCAACTGCTTTGCGACCAGCTAGGATTATATTATTTTTCGCTTGTTTGGTGTCCATACTTGATTGTGATTCGATTCTGGGGAACTCGGTAAACTTTCTCCCCCTCAATATTAAATTCGTATTCTGTACCAGGTGTAAAACCTATAAGCTCTCCGTTCTCAAAACCTTCGTAAGCATATTTAACTTTTCCTATCAAAGGAAGTTCGTTATGTTCGGAGAACATTCTTTCGTCTAGCATAGGCTTAACAAATATAAAACCCTTCACAGGTTTCCATTCGCTATCACGTTTGAATGCGTAGATCTGATCAGGGTACACAAAGTATTTGTCTTCTTCATAATATGAGCGGCTGTTCTTTTCAGCACCCCGCACATCTCTAAATCTTCTGAATACATTATGGTGAACAATAACTTCATCACCGGGTTGTAAACCTAAATCATTTATTTTTGGTACAGCTTTGACAACGCCGTGTCTGCTGGTATAAAGATGGTTTTGCAATTCTGTATTAAGTAACAGAGTTACACCATTTATTTCTTTTTCCGATGTCGTTCTTTTGGCATACGGAGATATAATAAAGTTGTATATGCTTTGCATTACCACTTAAGATCATATTCGATAGATACAGCCATGTTCTTATTAAAGTCTTTCCACGGCATAACCAAATCTCCTTTTTGAATATAGATAGAGTACTTAGATTCCTCTTCTAATATGTTAACTATAGTATGACCGCCATACACTTCCTGTCCAACAGAATAATGCATGGCGTCATTTTTATAGTCCTTCCCGATACTAATCTTGCGGATTACTTGCATCATTAGGAGTGATAGCTCCATCTTGTAAGTTGATACTTACGTCTCCATAAGTTTTTTCTAAATCAGCTTGTACCTCAGCTAGCTTTGTGCGTAATGCTTTAACATTATCAATCAGCTCAGCTTTTTGCATTTCAGTTCCACCAATCTGCATTTGGATTTGCTGTAGAGCATTAACGTACTTTTGTACTTCAGTTAGCTCGTCTGCTGTGATTGCTTTAGCAACCGCTTCTTTCTTCTTTCCCATTTGATTTAATTTAATTTAATTGTTTTATTTTAAAATTAGCAGTTCCATCTACGGCGTGCTGCTCTACCACGTTCACTTGTCCAGCTTTTAGAGCGTGCACAAAATGCTTTGCGACGCTTTGCAGCTTTACTACCAGGCTTCAACTTTGAAGGCGGAGTGGTTACCGCTGTCTGCAATTTACTACCTGGATTATTTCTTTTATAACTTTCAACGCCTTTTTTTGTCATTCCACCACCGGCTGCAGCACCCGTTGCGCTTTTAGAACGAACTTCGTTATAGTTTTTTTCTGATTTTTTACGAGAAGGTGCATCACCTTTAGCTTTAAAAGGAGAATTGTTTTGTACGTATGCCATATTATTTGCCTTTAAAGTACCCTTTTTTCATTGGGGTAGACTTTTTAATACCTACGTTTTGGTCGTAGCGCATAGGAAAACCACTAAAATCAACGTCTCCTGGAGTTCTATCTATTTGAGCAATTACATCTGATCTTTCAATATCAGTTTGATTTGCCAGACGTGGTTTAGAAATAACTTTGTCATCACGTGTAGCACCCTGTGCTCTTTGGTTTCTTGAACGCTCTAAACTTTCAACGCTTGAAGACATGTCGGTCTGCACGTCAGAAACACCATCACGATAATTTCTAAGCTCTTGTACCTTATTTTTTGTTTCTTCGTCTTTATAATTAACTCCGTCGGCACCTCTTCGGAAATCACGACGTTGTGTACGGTTCGACATTAGTTTGCCAAAACCTTTTTTGCCGTCATCATCGGTTTCTTGGGCATAACGTTTTGCTAATTTATTTACAGCGCGCTTAGATTTTCTTTCAAGAGCGCCACCCTCACGTCTTTCTACAATACGATTTTGATAAGCCCCGTATGGACGGATTGCATCAGTTTCGTCTCTTGTATATATAGGTGTTGTGGTTGTTTCCTCAGTATCAGGTGTGCCCGGCGTGCCTGGAGTACCTTCGGTAACAATAGTATTATCAGCTAATCCTTCGGCTGTTGGGTTATGAGTACCATATTTTTTCATATTATACTCCCTCGCCGCAGCTCTTTCTGATTCAGGTAAATCGCTATAAAGAATGGTTTTCTTTTTGCCTGGAGTACCAGAAGTGCCGGGAGTACCTTTAGTTACTTTCGTATCTTTCATTATGATATCTCCGGGACCGTCTACTGCTTTTAAAGGCGATTTTGCTTTTTGTGTAATAGGTTTGTTATACATAATATTATGATTTATATGCTTCGTTTTCCCATTCTAGTTCCGAAGCTCCTTCATTGAGCTCGTGCCTTTTATAAACTTTCATTGGGGATTTAGTATCTCGTTTCCAGATTATTTCATTTTCAGTATAATCTAGTCGGTTTTGATGCATTTGATTTAAATGCACTTTTTCGTGCTCAACTGCTTCTTCTTTTTGCTTTGGTGATAACCCTTTATCAATAAAAATAGTTCCGTCACGATTAGCTTCCGCCATCACTTGGCCACCTAAATCTTTTTCAAATACAGGCGCATCAAATGTTGAGGTTTGCTTATCGTAACCGAACAGGGTACTTTTATCCTTAAGCTTAAAAGGCATTAGCAATCACACTTCCCTGTGCAACCACAGCTTCCTACATTAGTAAAGTTAGCACGCTTTTTACCAGCTGCATCTAATGTAACTTCTTGATTTGCAGGTGCTTTACCGTAATCAGTAACTGCACGCTTTGTAATAGGCTCTAAGTGATTCTTCATCGTTCTTTGTCTTTAATCATGTCGTCTATAGCTTTATTATAGACTTTATCAGTATAACTCTTGTTCTTGTAAAATTTGCTTGACCTACCGATTGGTAAATCTTCTTCCCCAAGCATAACTCGATACATGCGTGTAATCAAGCGTTTAGCTTTAGGTGACGTTGTGAAAACACTGTATTTGATTGTAGTCCTATTACGATGACGCCATACGTCAATCCAGCCATCATTTCGAAGTCTTTCCCAGCGGTTTTTATCCCATGCATAGGTATAAGTTCCTTCTATAAAATCATTACGCGTAAATCGATCTTTGCAATCTAGATATATTAGCAGCTCTAGGTCAGCATCTAATATATCGTAAGTCTTACAGGCCCATTTTCTAACGAGCCTGTAATACTTAAACAAATTTATTTCACGTAAATCCGCGGGTGTTAGTCTCATTCCACGATAACAACATCACCTACGGTAATAACATGAAACAACTCATCATTCCATTCGATACCATGACCAGCGTGCTTATCGTATCTAATAGTGTTTCCATTTTCAACACCAATCACTAATGGTCCACAGCTAACGACTTCAGCCTTTAGATACCTAACGTCGCTGTTTTGCTTTTCAGTTAATTCAAGGCCGGCAACTGTTTTAGCTGCCTCCTTGATTTTCTTAATGATAATATAATTATTTACCGCTTTCATCCATTCTCATATTAGAGATTACACAATCTGCAGAAATAATTGTTGTTGCTACACTGACTGCATTCTTCAGTGCGGTTTTAGTTACAAGCACTGGGTCAATAATACCAGCCTTGATCATATTTACTTTTTTACCCGTAGTAGCATCAATACCATAACCCTTGCGTGTAATTGGCTCTTCAAGCACAATATTTGCGTTTTCAAGAATGGTATTAAACGGAGAAACAAGAGCTCTAAGAAGAGCAGTGTATCCAACATTTTTATGTTTAATCTTTAGTGATGCATGCAAAAGCGCTGCGCCACCCCCTGCTACAATACCTTCTTTTAACGCGGCTTGCGTTGCATAGATGGCATCTTCTACTCTATCTTTCTTTTCTTTGAGCTCGACCTGTGAGTCAGCTCCTACATAAATCAGTCCAACCTTACCGGTTAACATTGATAAACGCTCTTCGAGCTTACCCCTAAAGTAAGGGTTTGTTTCAGAACCGATTCTTTCACGTACATTTTCAATACGCTCGAGAAGCTGCTCATGGTCGGTCTCTACCTGCATCACAGTGTTCTTAGAAGAAGTAACTGATTTTACCGCTTCTCCTAACACTTCGGGATTGATCAGATCCAAATCATCGCCAAGCTCTTCATTAATGACTGTAGCCCCAGTTAATATTGCTAAGTCTTCGATTGCTTCCTGCTTAGTTGGCCCAAACCCAGGTAAGTCTACTATGTTTACCTTGATATTGCCTTTTACCTTGTTAGCTAATAACGTTTGGTAAGGTTGTTGCTCAACGTCAGCGACGATTAGCAGGCTTCTATTCTTCTTTACAACGTGTTCTAAGACACTTTGGATCTTTCTTATATTAGGTATAGGCGAAGACACAATAAGGACCATAGGGTTGTCTAAAACAGCTAAGCCTTTGTCTTTGTCCGTTACAAGATGTGGTGATTTTAATCCTGAATCAAATTGAGTACCCTCTACAAACTCTACATAAGTTTCGTTTGTTTCGGATTCTTCCATCAATACAACTCCATCTTTTCCAACTTTGCCGAAAGCTTCACCAATAAAGCTTCCAAGCTCTTCGTCATTGTTTGTGCTAATGTATGCAACTTGCTTAAGCATTTCACCATCAACCGGAAGACTGGTAGTATCAAGATATTCCAAGATCTCCTTAGCACAGTCTTCAACGCCTTTTTTAATTTCTCTAATTTTGTCATCACTTGTAAATTCACTTAGTTCTATTAATAATGAGTGAGCAAGGACAGTAGAGGTTGTCGTACCGTCACCTGCTTCACGCACTGTATTTCGGGCAGCTTCCTTAACTAATGTTGCACCGATGTTTTCGACCGGATCCATCAAGACTACGCTTTCTGCTACGGTTACACCATCTTTAGTGATGACCGGTCGGCCAAGGGCGTCTTCGTAAATCACGCATTTACCGGAAGCACCTAATGTGGACTTCACTGCGTTAGCTAACTTTTCGACGCCGGCCATAATTTTTCCGTTGGCAGCACTGCCAAACGTGAGATCCTTTACAATCTCGCTAGGGTTATTAAATTCCATTATATTAAATTAAAGTGTTTTGGTTTATTCGAATGTTTTAACGACCTTAGGTCCTTGCACGAATTCTAGACGCGATTTGTAGTGCGCTATCGATGTATCAATAGCTTGTTCAGCACCCTCTAATGTTTCCCTGCGAGTTACGTCTTTCCAGGAATCTTCTAATAGCAATTCTGTTTGATAGTAGCCATTAGGTAATTGTACAATTCTCCAGTTCTTTTTTTCTGAAGCATGTTCCCAGAAAGCTTTGGTTTCCGCGGATACTTGTTGGTTGCCACTGGTTGCAGTGGTAGTCCGGTAATAAAATGTCATTTGGTTTTTATTTTAGGGTTATTACTTACCTGGTATAATTACTTGCGCATCAGCTTAGTTAAGTCTTTTGTCTTATCGCCAGATCCCATTGAAGATCCAAACCAATACCCATATACATCGCCTAAGGTACGCAAGAAAAACCCGCTAAACGTAGTTATTAATCCTTTTTGTACTTCCGTTAATGTTTCCCAATCAAGTATGTCTGTAAATATAGCCACCGCTAAGCCAATAGCAATAACCAATGTTATATAAGTTAGTATATCTGGCGTGCTTTTGCTCTTACCTAGTTCTCTAGCTTCTTTACGATCTAATACTTCTTGCTGGTATGCTTCTTTAATAAAAGCTTTCTTCTCAGCAGGTGTATCAATAAATCTGTCAGCAACCTCAGCTGCTTTGTCTAACAATGGCGCTGCACTCACACCTAGTAATTTTAATAATTTGCTCATAATGTATTTATATCGTTTAAACTCCGTATAGGTCGTCCCACACACTTAAATTATCTATAACATATTGTCGGCACTCTTCAGCACTAGCGTATTCAGTTATACAGTCTAGCCCCCCAGTCGTACACTCTACTATCCATTTGTCTGTAGCAATATTGCTATAAGGCTCTTGAAATAAAACTTCCGCTTCCACCGCGTCTTTCTGCTCAGTGGTCATTAAATAGTATGTGTTCATATTAGTAAGCTGTAAATGTTCCACCACTATTTGTTAGGCTAGGGAATGTACCGCTAGTATTCGTGGTGTTGTTTTCTAATCTATACTCAGCCAATAAATTGGTGGTTACGCCAGCATCGGAGCATGTCATTGGAGTACCACTGTTATACAGGGCTGTTACTTCTGATTGTGTTAAAGTCTTGTTATACACACTTACTTGGTCTATACCACCTTTGAATACACTAGCATTGTTAGGTGAACTACCAACAGCATCCCCAATAGCTACGCTTCGTATATTAAAAGTTGTTAGGCTTTGAGAATTAAACTGAATGCTTTCTGGTAATTTTGTTCCATTCCAGTATAGATTCATACCAGAAGAAGTCGTGTCTGAATTATCACGTGTGAATACTAAGTGTACAAATCCTT